AATCCTACACGGAATCAAGCAGGTATCTGCTCAGGTAGAATGGGACAAATACTACCGAGCAAACGTTGAACGCATTTGTTTTATACTAAATGAGATGGGTTATGCTAAACCAATGACTTTTTTTACTAAATTTGTCGAACACGTTGAGCATCAAAAGACACTCAGCGCAAAAAGAAAATCTAAAATCAAATAACTAAAACTATGAAAAGTGAATTGACATTCTGTCCAAACTGCGAAAGCAAAGAACTCGGAGAGCGAGTTGATGAAGTATTACGCGACCAACAGCTTGAAGATTGGGACACCGCCTACGAATTTGTAGATGACGAAGGAGAAATCAAAGTCTGTTTTGACTGTCAAGAATGGGACGACGCAGACGACGACGCGAAAGGCGAAGGGTGGGACTAAATAAAAAATAAAAACATGATGCTAATACTACAACTAAAATATCGAATCGTTCAGCTAGAAGCAGCAATGCAAGAGCAAGAACAAAAGATAAACGACATACTTATTCGCTTGTCCGTTCCAACCGCACCAACGCTAATAGCAAAAGAAAAGAAACAGCCATTCGTCAAACCAACAGTTGTTGAAATATACGATTACGCTTGCGAGAAACTAAGCAATGACGACGCTCTTAAATTCACCGAGAAATTCCACGCTCACTACGAAGCGAATGGTTGGAAGGTCGGACGTAATCAAATGAAAGACTGGAAGGCTGCCGTTCGTAAATGGGACTTGTCTACCTTCGTAACTACAAACCAACAAACCAAAATCAAAAATGGAAAATTCGACTCCGATGCTGCGCAGCGCATCTACAACGACGCTCACAACTACACAAAGGGTTGATCGTGCAGAGCGTGAAAGCGCGTTCGTTGCCGACTACGAACTACCTGCGTTCGTAAAGTTATGCTCGAAGGTCTGCGCTATGTACGGCATCGCCTTACCAGAAGCGCAACTGTTGCAAATGTTGCATGAGTTCATAGGCAAGCACTTTCGGTGGGTTACGTTTGAACACTTCAACCTCGCCTTTGAATTGAACGCAGCGAATGAACTGTCAAAGAAATGCGAACACTTCGGAGCGTTGAGCGTGTCATTCATTGGCGACGTGTTAACGGCTTACAAACCACACCGCGACAAAGCCAACTTACAAATTCAGAGAGAAATTGCGGAATCAAAAGAAGAACAATCTAAACAACTAAAAGAAAGCGAAATGGCAGTAAACGATGATAGCTGGAGAAGAATGCTTGCGGAAGACATTGCAAGTTTTAAGAAGGGAAAATATACGGTGATTGAGATTCGTGCGGTGTCGCTTATGCGTTGGCTCGAAGAAAGCAAAATAATAAACGCTGACACCTTCACCGAAGAAGAATACCGTCTTTGCAAAGCGAACGCAAAGAAGAACGTGTATTTCGAACAACAGTTGGTTCAGTCAATGGTTGACCGCATGAGCGACCGCAAAAGAATGTTGTTGAAGGAATCGATTCGCTTCGAAGGTATGCGTGAGTTGTACAAATTATATTTGTCGAAGCAATGAATCACGGATCGTTGTTTAGCGGAATAGGTGGCTTTGACTTAGCTGCCGAATGGATGGGATGGAATAATTCATTTCATTGTGAATGGATGCCTTTTCCACGCAAAGTTTTAAGTCATTATTTTCCAAACTCAATCAGTTATGAAGACATCACAAAGACAGATTTCTCTATTCACCGAGGAACAATTGACATACTCACAGGAGGGTTTCCTTGTCAACCATACTCAAGCGCAGGTAAGCGACTTGGGAAAGAGGACGAGCGACATCTCTGGCCGCATATGCTCAGAGTCATTTCAGAAGTTAAACCAACCTACGTTGTGGGCGAAAATGTTCGTGGACTTACTAATTGGAACGGGGGAATGGTCTTCGAAGAAGTGTGCGTTGACTTGGAAAGTCAAGGGTACACCGTACAACCGATATTATTGCCAGCTTGTTCCGTCGGTGCGCCGCATCGAAGAGATAGAGTTTGGTTCGTCGCTTACAATGCTGCCTACTCCAATAGCGGGAGATTGGAAAGGTCAGAAGAGGTCAGATGGAACAGCATCAATGCTGAGTGGGAAAGCGAGTTTAGGATTACTTCCAACTCCGACAGTATTCGACAGCACGAATGCGAGTGCAACAATGAAGAGCAGTCAAGTGAAAGAAGGTTCGATGCACTCAATGACATTGCCGAGAATGTTGAGTATGGGAATGCTACATACACCAAGAACATCGGACAAGAACATGCGTTGGAAAACGGAGAACTGGAAAGGGGACGATTTAGTCAGTCAAATAAACGAGGCTTTTGGAACACGTTCCCATCTCAATCCCCCGTTTGTAGCGGAGATGATGGGCTTCCCACCAAACTGGACGGAATTACCTTTCCTAAATGGCGACAAGAATCTATAAAGGGTTACGGAAATGCAATCGTTCCGCAAGTTGCTTATGAAATTTTTAAAGTAATTGCTGAAATGGACAGATTAGAAAAACTACAACTAAAACTATTTTAATGCCCGAAATAATTTACCACGAAAAGCAGAAGTACGCATTGGAATTGCTTTCAATAGACAGCCCCATTGCGCAGGTATTGTATGGTGGCGGTGTGTTTAGTGGTAAATCTTTTTTGGGTTGCGATTGGCAAATAAAACGAAGACTAAAATACCCAGGCACGAAGGGTTTAATCGGTCGTGCTGAATTAAAGAAGTTGCGCTTGTCAACAATGCAAACCTTCTTTGAACTTTGCACCTTACACGGATTAAAACCGAACGTTCACTACACATACAACGGACAAGACCACGTTATTAAGTGGTACAACGGAAGTCAAACGATATTAATGGACTTGGCAGATATGCCCTCAGACCCCGATTTTCAGAGATTTGGTTCGATTGAAATCACAGATTATTTCGTAGATGAGGTAGCGGAAGTTTCGAAGCGTTGTATTGACATTCTTCAATCGCGTGTTCGTTACAAATTGATTAATGACAGGGCGAAGGGTTTAATGACCTGCAACCCTGCAAAAGGTTGGTTGTATAATGACTTTTACTACGCTAATTTGAAAGGCAATTTAAGAAATGACCGTGCTTTTGTCCAAGCGTTACCAACGGACAACCCGTATATCTCGCAGACTTATCTTGAGAACTTACAAAAACTTCCTGAATACGACCGCAAAAGACTTTTGGAAGGCAACTGGGAGTTCGACGACGACAGCGACAAGTTGTTTCAAACGGAGAATCTTCTTCGAATGTTCCGCAACGAAGTAATCAATGAAGGAAAGAAATATATCACAGCCGATATAGCGCGTTTTGGTAAGGACAGAACGATTATCTGCGTTTGGGAAGGACTTACTATTATCGACATAATTGAGTTGAATCGTGCAGCCATTGACGAAGTCGTGAACAAGATTCGCGTTGTCATGAAAGAACATTCAATTCTTCTGCAAAATGTTATCGCAGATGAGGACGGAATTGGCGCGGGAGCGGTTGATTATTTGAAGTGCGTCGGCTTTCAAAATGGATCTAAACCCAAACACCCACAATACCAAAATTTGAAAAGCGAATGTTACTATAAGTTAGCTCAGTATGTCGAAGAAAACAAGGTAACAATCTTATCCAGTACGCGCAAAGAACAAATCGTTCGTGAACTTGAAATGATTAAGCGACACCGAGCTGACGTTGACGGAAAGTTAATGGTAACACCGAAGGACGTTATCAAGAACCGCGAAGGTATTTCACCTGACGTTGCCGACGCTATCATGATGCGAATGTATTTCGAACTCAATCCAAGTTATGGACAATACGTTGTGGGGTAAAAAAATAAAAGAAATTTTAGTTTTTATTTGGTAGTTCAAAAGTTTAGCATAGATTTGCACTGAACAAACAAACACAAAATCAAAATGAACACTTACAACAACTTCACAGACAAATTCAACAACGAGTACAAATTTGAAAATTACATGGACTTCGCAACGTTTTGGTTTAACATGAGCAGAAAAGCTGCAATGGCTTATTTTCCAAACAACTTCAAAGTATTACAAAACGCTGCTGCCAATTCAAAGGAAGCAAGAACTAAAGCATAATAAATAAAATAAAAATAAATAACATGATTGGTAACGTCGCAAAAACAGAAAACGGAGTGTATAAATTCTTTTATACAAAACCCGAAAATTGTAGAGTGTCTGAATTTGAAATTGAAAACTCAGTTGAAGAAATAGAAACTTTACACACTTCAAACGAAGATTATATTAAAGCGGTTTCTTCAGAAGAAGGAAAAGTTAAACTAACTGAAAAAGTAACTGACTACGAATACTACGCTTACTATAACATTGAATATCCTTATACAAGAAAAAAGTTTTATGAGTATCAAAAATACTCTTATGAAAGTAGAAAAGCAATTGAAAAGAAATATACAAAAATTATTTTTTGTCTGGTTAGTGCTTTAGTTACTTCTTTACTGATTCATTTGTTTTCATGACACCAAAGGAAAAAGCAGATAGTATATTTCAACAAATGTACAAGATTCTTTGGCATACTAACTCCGATCCTATTCATTGTAAACAATGTGCAATCGTTGCGGTAGATGAGATATTAAAAGCAGGTAAAGATGTAGATGAATTTTCCGATAGTTATTGGTTACAAGTAAAACAGGAAATAGAAAAATTATGAAAAACACACCACTATACGAAACGCTCAAAATGACTTACGACCGCGAACGCGAAATTGTTAATTCTCTTGCGAACTACTTTCAACAAGGGAAGATTCTCGGAGATATTCTTCTGGAGCTTTCACAACGGAAAGACTTAAACGCGAAAGAGAAAATTTACTTAGCGCTTATGATAGGTTCAATGATGTCTAAAAATGGAACAGATGGCGCAGAGCAAAACTAAGAAAGGTATCTGCGTGTACTTGCACAAAGACCTGTGGAACGAGATTGACGAGAAACGCGGAGAGAACAGTCGCAACATATTCCTAAGCGAAGCAATCCAGTTCTCGATGAAATTCTTCGTTGACGAATCTAAAGTAAAATTGACAGAACAAAAGTAGAAAGAATAGCTACTGAAGTTGTTACAATCAAAGCGTGGTTTCTGCGCTTTTTTTGTTTCTCTAACTTTTTCTTTTCAACGTTTAGAATGTTGATTTGTTCGGTCAATACGTCTTCCTTCTGTTCATAAGCAACAACGACTTCTTGCAAGTTGTCAATCTTTCTTTCTTCGATGTTTAATTGTTCCTTCAGATTGTCAATAACGAGCGAATCGGACGCAATAACGCTGTCGCAGGAGTTGACTAAACGGATAACATCCACCCTATAAATAGTATCTCGAATAATAACAATATCACGATTTCTTTTATAGGTGGTTTTGGCTGTAAGTTGAGCATTTTCATAATAAGCAAGTTGTTCTTTTAGTTCAATTGTTTCTTCGAGCAGCATTTGGTATTCCCCTGCGTTGTAGTTGATAACGCTATCTTGTTTTTGCAGTTCAGTTGTTGTATTATTTGCAACAGTTCTTCCCCATATATTCCAACAAAGAACCAACCAAAGAATCGATGTTCCAATAAATAGCAGTAATGCTGCAAATATATTTCTGTTCATAGTATTTTTCCTTCGTGTATGCGGTGGTTCTTTACGCTATAACTTCCATTGATACCTTTCTCAACTATTGCGAATCCGTGATTGTACTTCGAATAAGGGTTGTAGTCAGGAGATAATTCAGATAAGCAACCAACACCCCAACAAGTAATGAACTTACCGTTAGCATCGCGCTCGTTGTGTTCTGCTGTCTGGTGATGATGTCCGCAAAGCGCGGACACCTTTGTCTTCATAAACAACCCACGCGCAACATTGACTGAAGGAAGAAATTGCTTTCCAAATTCGTGTCCGTGAAAGATTGAAAGTTTACCGATGTTTAATTTGCTCTTTCCGTCAATCCATTTTACATCGTGTTTGTCGCAATGGGTTAATGAAGGAAAGTCGAACGCATCGATGTCAAATAATTCGGGTGCTTTGATTCGCATGTATCTCCAATATCTTTCTTCGTGGTTACCTTCTTTGTAATAGATATTCGCGTTTGGAAAGGTGTGTCTAAGCGAGGCGAGGAATTGACGGATTGAATAAAGTTCGTCTTTGAATTTACGCTTACGCGGATCTTTGACGAAGTCGCTAATCATGTGACAGTCTAACGCGTCCCCATTCAAGATGATTGAATCACACCCCTGTTTTAACCCTTCGTTAATCGCGCACTCAATGGCTTCGTTGTCTTGGTAGGGAAAGTGTAAGTCGCAAAGAATTAAGAACTTTGTTCCCTTCACTTCGACGTGTCTTCGCTTCTTAGCGTACGACTTAGGAAGTGCGAATGGATTCAATGGTCGTGGCTTTTCTTCAACCAAAGATTTGTCAAGTAAAGATTTTTTTTGTCGTCCTCCAATTTTTCCTCTAATCATTCGAATAGTGGTGCGAGCGTGTTCAATGTTATTGTAAACTTCTGGATATTCTGCAAATAGTTTTTTCGCTAATGTGAGCGAAGGTGTTTTGGGAAATTTAGTGCAAATCTCAGTTGCTATTTGTCGTGCTGTCGTTAGTTCCATTGTCCTTTTGTTTTGATTTGGTAAACTTTTCAATTACAGTGCCGCCAAACATTCCACCGGTCAACAATGCGAGTGTGTCAAACATCGCAATGGGACAAACATAGTGTGTGAAAGTAGCAACATAACTGAAAACGATTAGGTTAATTACGACAAATATAGCAATAACTCGCTTCGAACTAACTTTTGAACACGATGTTAACAGACTTTTTAACCATTCCTTCATAATGCTTTTAAAACAAGTTGAACAATTAAGCCACCAACGACACCAGCAGCAGTTGCAATACCACCTAAACGAGCCACCTGCAATCGTTGATTCTGAATATACTTGTCGTGCTTCTGAACCTTACTTACAAGACCTTCTATTTTCATTTGGTCGTCACCGATTAACACGTTATAGATTCGGTCAATCTTCTTATCCATCTCTTGAAGTTGTTCGTGTATCAAAACGATTTCGGTTTCGGTGTTCATTACTTGAAGTATAGTTGTATCTCAGCTTCACGACGATTAACCAATCCTTTTAAAACTTTACCACCGCCCTTATTCCATAAACGGAATGAATCGGCAATGGTTGCGTCAAGTGGATTGATGTTTAACTTTTTAAATACAGACGAACGTTTGAACCCTTGCGTTCCAATATTGTAAGCAAGTGAAACACACGCACTAAATTGGTTTTGAGTTAATGTCTTTTGAATGAAGGGAGTGATTGAAACTGCAAATTGGTCGATTATAAACTTCGCTAATTCCTCAGCGCGTTGCTGCGTTATTACATCGCCTTCCTTAACCTTATCTCCGTTTTCGTAGAATGTATTTCCGTAACCAATTGTCAGCACATTTGCAGGGCAACGATATGCTTTTAATTTACAACCTTCGAACTTCTTTATAAGTGAATAACCTTCTGCGTTAACTTGCATTGACTAATTTCTTTATTTGTTTTTCTTTGTTTAAAAGGTAGCGACGAAATTTATCCTCGTACACCTTCTGCTTAACCATGTCTTTTTTTCTCCCTGCTTTAGCCATGTGTTTTTGTATTCGTTATCTAAGCCACCCAAGACCTTGTCTTCTATATTCGTAAGGCATACGGTCACGTCCTGAACTAATCTCAAAAGCGTTTGAAGGATACACATTTGTTTGCGACCATATTTGGTTTGTCGTGTTCGTTGTGTATTCTGGAAAGTCACTCGAGTTCTGACACAAAAAGTCAACCATTCTTTGAGTGTAAAACATAGCTTGTGAACGCGCTTGGTCGCGGTAGTTCTGCAAGTCGGTTTGTGAGATAGGTTGAGTGTCTTCGCTTACACGAATAACAAGACTTCCGTTGTCTGTTTTAACGTACAAATGAGGCAAGACTTCGTACATAGTCCACCACATTATCATGCGACGCAAGTAATTGTCAAGAAGCGTCGCGTATGCGCCTGTAATGTCGTCGTTCACAACGTCTTCTTTGATGCGATTGTAAAGGTCAGTTCCAAGATACAACTGTGCGTACTTGTCCTGCGCTAAATAGATAGCAGGATAAAGAAGCAAGGGATCAACCGAGCCGTTAATCCAACTGTATTTCTTGATGTAGTTTTCGTCTATTAAAAGAACTTCGGGTTGTAGTGCCATTTTTTATGAGTATTTAAGTGAACCTCGTGAGGGTGTGTCTATTGGTGCAATTCCTTCTCTGCCTTTTTGTGGTACAAATGGATTGTTACCAACACGCTTGTCGTTTTCAAGTCCGTCGTTTGGAAGTATGCGTCCTTTTGAATCTCTTTTGCGAATGTATATTTGACGCTTCCAAAAGTGATGACAAAACGCACCACCTTTCCAAATGAATATATTGTATGTTGAACTTCCAGAAGGTGCAAATTCTCCGTTTATCCCTGCGTCACTCATGTCTTGAATATCTTCAAAACGAAATGATAATCCCGATTGAGATAAACCAACCATTTCTTGACAAAAATCACGACTATCTATGCTTAAGTTCTGCGAGTAAGCATAACGCAATTTATAAAGTCCTGTATCTCCAAAAGGCGACCTTTCGTCAGCGTTTGCGTAATTGCGAACACTCATGTATTCTTGACGGAAATTAGCTTCGTTTTCGGGTTCTGTAACGTCTTCTTCACTCAACAATTCCCACTCGTCTAAATCGACTAATTCAGCCTTTTCTTTTAGTGCGTTAATCCAAACACGACCTTGTTCATCTGAAAAATCATTCTCAGCAGCAACTACTTTTTTTTTTAATTCAGCAGTTTGAACAGTTGGTTGAACAACGACAACTTCTTCGTTGAATGGCGAGTTCATTTCTATATTAATCTCTCCCAAAATTGGAGTGAAAACTCTTTCAATAATTCTTTGATATGGCTTGATTACTTGATTGTTGAATATCTCCAACCCAACCAACATTTCGTCTTTGTTACTTCCGAAGCCGTTTGATTCTCTGATGCCGTGAATCAATGGCGAAACAACGCGGTGTCCAACCATGATTTGCTTCGCTGTTTCTTCAGATAAAAACTGATATTGCTTGTCTGCGTCCGACAAAGGAAACGATTCGATTTGTGGAGCGCGTGTAGGATCTTCGTTGAAGGTCATCAAGAACTTACCTGCGTTGCTTGCACCGCTTAATCTTGTTTCCCACTCACGACGAATAGATTCTCTTTCTTCTTTCTGCGGTATGCCGTTTAAGAAGTTTATAATGAATGAAGGAAATAAACCATTCAATATATTGTTAACGTGGTAAAGTCCCATTTGATAAGACAACTCAACGTAGTTCAACGCACCGAAGTAGTCAGGCTTTGCGTAGTACGAACTTCCAGCCATCATGCCGTGTGCGTAAATAACTTGACGCGGTTGTTCTTGTGCAATGGACGGATTGAACGCAGGAATAAATTCGGGTTTACCTTTTTTGCTTCTTGTATTTGCCCAGTCTTTCGAATACCAAATTCCTGTAATATCATCCTCGTCTTTGTCGTAAGCAAGTCTGCAATTTTCAAAAGGCAAGTGGTTTATTTGTACAACGCGAGTGAAGTCTAACGACCAAATAACTTCAGCACAAAATGAACCTTGTAGTTTTAAGTCGAAAGCAATACCTTGCAAAGCGTTGTCGAGAATCGTTCCCGTTCCTTGTCCTTCTATCATGTAAGCAATTGAGTTCGTCAATGCGTTATGAATAGGACTATTATAATAAAGCGTTATTAGGTGCTGTGGAAATAAGTTGTTAAAACCATAGTCAATCCAACCTGCGCGATTCTCTTTTTCAATTGCTTCAACTGGTTGGTAAGCCGAAAGATTTATTGCTTGTATATTATTTTCCATGTTATGCACCGGTATATATTACATCGACAGGGATTGTCGGTGTTGAAACATCAAAGTAAATTGTTCCGTCTTGTAAAATCATTGAACCGCGTTCAACGAGTCCAATAACGGAAGCGTCTGTTGGATCTAAATTATCGTCGCTGTTTTGTCCGTACACATCGTACTTGTACTTACCAGCGTCAACAAGACCAACTGTTGTTAAACGAATCTTTGTTACTCGTTCGTTTTCGTTTATGACTTCTACTACTTGTGCGAGTTGTTCGCCTGTCATTTCGTAGGTCAAGATTAAAAGATAGTAAGTGAATGCAACGTTGAAGTATTGGCGACCTTCATCAAGTGAAAGCCACGCGTATTGATTCGCAGTATTTGTATTCAGATAAACCATTCTATCCTTTTATTTGTTCGATGAAATTACAACACGTAGGGACGCTTTGTCCCTATGTGTGTAAAAGTTTTTCTTATGATCCAATGATTACTAAAGGAGAGTTAATCAACTTATACGCTCTCTTTGCAGCTTCGTGAGTGAAGGCGAGTGTAAAACCGTTCATGTCACCCAAAACCGTTCCTGTTCCTGCTGTTGCAGTAGAAAGGTCTGCTCCGTACTCATATCCAACAGCCCACCAATTGTCATTTGTATCGTTTACAAATACAATCACGCGTGAAGTAGCAACATTTTGCAATTCAAGACGCTTTGCTGCGCTTAATTTGTTTAACATTACATTAACCGTTTGCGTGTAGAAAATTGTACCTGCATCACGATTGAAGTTGATTGTTTCTTCAAACGATCCTGTTTGCGTAGGTAGTTCGTAGGTATAAATTGCATCTTCGTCATCTGCGGTAATCACAGTAACGATTTCGTCTGCATCAAACGTAAACGAATCAACATTTGAACGATCGATTAAAACAATCTTTTTAATACCACCAATGCCGTCTTTACAGTCCAGACCAAATCCGATGTTTAATTCACATGCCATATTTGTATGTTTTTTATTAGCACAAAAGAGGAGCGGTGTTTAAGCCGCTACCTCTGTTTATGCAAGGGTTAGAATGGTAAGATTATGCTGTGTATTGGTAGAACGCGATCTCGTCACCGAAACCGTATTGTACACCTGCGAAGAAAGAAGCTGCGAAACGTACGTTGTCAGAAAGGTCGTACTGATACATATCCAAAACTGCTACGTTGTTCCATTGGTCAAGTAAGTTCGTACCGAACCACAAGTTAGACTTCTGATAAAAAGCCATTGTGTCGTCAGACATACCGGGACACTCGATAACGTCGTATTGACCTTGCCAGTTCATTACAACTGATTCTCCTTGGTACAAGTAGTAACCACCACCAAGACCAAGAATCGCGCTTCTGTATGCCTCAGCAACGTTTGAAGAAACTGCGATAACAGGCTTCTCAGTTGCACGACGTACACGCGTTGGAAGTGTCAATACTAAACGTCCCATTTCCTCGATTACGTTTGCAGAAGTGATTGCCTCTGGAGAAGATACGTCAAGAACCGCAGCGTCAGCCAAGAACAAAGTTTCGAAACCTGCGTACTCACCTGCTGTTGCGTTAACACCCTGCCAAATCAAACGCTCGTTGTTTGCAGCAACTCCTGCCAATACGTTAGCAATTAAAGCGTCAGTCAATGAAGCGTGTAAGAAACCGTCTTGCTCAGACTTAGCTTCCCAGTCAGTTAAGAAATCTTTTTTACAAAGTTGTCTGTGAACTTGGAATTTTTCCAAAGTCAAAATACGCTCTGTAAGTGTTACTGTTCCTGTTGGAGTGAAGTCACAAGTAGCATTTGCAAAAGTGATTGAATCAACTAATTTGCGAACAACTTGTTTGTACTCGATGTTTTCTTTGAACGTAACCGCAGCAAGCGATTCGTTACTTAAAAATGCAGCGCGGATATATCCTGCAGCTTCACGACCTGCGAAGGTTGTGGTTAATGAAGTGGTAGTAGCCATTTTTTATTGTTTGTTTTTTTTATTTTTTAAGATTGAATAAGAAACGTTCTTCTGCGCTCATTTTGTGGTATGGCTTAGAAGGTGTTTGTTTTGCTTGCTTTACTTCTTTGATTGAAGTCGCGGCAGGCTGTGCGCTTAATTTTGTCACTTCGCTTGAAAGATTAGCGTTGGTCTTTTTAACCTCAGCAAGTTCGCTTTCCAACTTAGCAACTAACGAAAGAAGTCCTTCAACCTCTTTGCTTAGTGATTCGTCAGTAGATTGCTTTTCAGCTTCTACTTCAACTTCTACTTCTGGTTCTTCAACCATTGGTTTCAATTCAACAAGTAGTCCGTCAGCAACAACTACAATAACTCCTTCCGCTGTTGTGTACTCTCCGTCCGCTACAACAACCTCGTTGCCTTCTGCGTCTTTTGATAATACACGAACACCAGGAGCCCATGTGTCGCTGTCCGAGTAGATACTCGTTCCGTCCGCAAGAATCGCTTCAACCATTTGCTTCACCTCAACTACTTCTTCAGCAGATAGGCTAACATTGTGTTTAGCGAAAAGAGCGTTTACTTTTTCTCTTAAGTTCATATAAGTGTTTATTAAATGTTTAGTTCCTAAATAGAAAAGTGTGTACATTTGTTTCGTAATTGAACTTTTCATTGATTACATTTTGATTTTAGGTTTGAACGGGGGAGTAGTTACCCCCGTTTTTTTTAGTCTAAACTTTCAAGAATGTCATTGAGTATCTTGATTTCTTGTTCGTTCAACCCATACGTCTTAAAACCCATTTTGCCGCCCTCTTTTGTAATCTTAGTGAGTGCAAGAAGAAACAGGTTAGCGTCGTCGTTGAACAACTCCAACTTTAAAAAGCCACCTGCTTCAATGTTCATTTATTCTTCTTTCAAAAGTTCATTTAATTCTTCAAGAATGGCTGCAAATTCTTCGTGTGAGTGCATATACATTTCTTTCTCAGCAAGAAAGTTCCCTTCGATTGAGAAACCTAACACTTCTTTGTTTTGTATTTGCTTCTTCACCTCATCGTTCTCGACCTTCATGCAACCGAACCAAGTACCTTCTGGAAGGTCGAAGCCGAAGTTCTTAGACTTGTCGTTCTCGCCTTCGATGATCCACGTTTCAACCAACGAAACACCTTCAACAACTTTCGCATGTTCAACTGTTGCGTTGTTCGTCATGTTTTGCTTCAAGTAATTGTAAGCAATAGCGCGAATGGTGTCCTTTGAATACTTCACATAGTATTCTTCGTCTGTCTTGTCGTCGCGTCGGTAGATAAGTTGGTCTGGAATCAATAACGCTCCGTACAACAGTCCTCTAAAATCTTCTTTGAACTTCACGCTGTGTTGTTCTGAAAGTGCAACAAAGTCCACACCGATTGCAGGTTGTTCAACAACGGAAATTGCGAACACTCCGAGTAGTCCTGCGTCGTCGATTCCGTATTCAATTACTTTTATTTTTTTCATATTGTTTTTTTTAACCGCCTAAGCGAGATTGATTTTGAATTAGTTGTTGTGCTTCTAAGTTGCTCGACACTTGAGTACCTACTATGTATGCCTGAAGCGGTGGTTGTTGGTTGGGTTGCTGACTGATAAAGTCGTAGTTAGCAGGTGAAGGAGCCATTGTTCCACCGCCACCGCCATTGCTACTTGGAATGTTTGAAGAACCTGCACCACCTGCACCACCAAATTTTGTTTGTTGAATTTTCACAACACTTGCAAGACCTGCTGTTAACGCAATACCTGCCTCAACAAATTGCGCTCCCGTTGCAAGTTTTGCAGGATTACCACCTGCCGTCAATGCTGCGTTTACCGCTTGATATGTGTTTATAATTGCCTGTGATAATGAGAACGCTTTATTTATTCTAAATTGATTTTTTGCAGCTGCTTCACTCTTTGCATCAAAAGCCATTGTTAACGCTCC